AAATATATAGATTAAGTACAAACCAAACACAAAGGTATCTAGTAGCTTATAGGTAATATAGAGGATCATGTGATAGAGTTCGTGCGAATAATAGACCTAACCCGATAATAAACAGTATTGTTTAAATTATCTTACTAATCCAGATGGATTGTAGCTTCTCGTTTATCTAGTTTGGATGTAATGCACTACTTCACATCCCCAGTGGTCTGATCCCCGATACTGTTACTTGATCTCATCCGAGAGCAACTTGTAAGAAGAATCCACCGATTAAACACGTTTATCCCTATCTGTCAGCTACTACATTTAGGAGGGCTGGGTAATGGCCCCGTATGAGTAATATAAGCCATATTTATTTTTAAGTCAAGCGAACATACTATTGACTTGTATATCTATAAGATATATATTGAGCATATGAGCAAAGGATCAACACCCAGACCATTTACTGATAGAGAAATCTTTGAAGCCAACTTCGATAAGATCTTTGGCAAGAAGAAAGTATCTTCTGTTGAGACAATTAAAGAATATGAATACGAACTCCATCCTTCTACTGGCAATGTAGAGAAAGTATTTAAAGATGGAAGCTAAAGAGTGGATGCAATCCATGGCTAAAGCTTTCGGTAAGTATGAATATAAAGTTAAATACAAAAATGATAAAGGTCAAGTGGAATTAAAGTCACCAGGCTGGCGAGAAGATCCACCTAATCTAAAAGCCTATAAAGCAATTGATTGTATTTTGCCTGAATTTTTAAGACCTAAGAAAAAAACAGGCCAAAAAGATATTAAGAAGAAAGTAGTCAAGCAATTAACCAAGTATAAGGAGATAGAATGAGTACCGAACTAAAACCATTCCTAGTAAGATTGACACCATCTAGTGTTGAACTATTAGATAAAGCATCTAAAGAACAAGAGAAACCAAAGGCTAGTATTATTAATGATGCAATTAAAGCTTATCTTTCTAAAGGTGGCGATATTAATTCAAGACTGAATAAAATAATTTAATGATATTAGAGCTTCCATATCCACCCTCAGTCAATACATATTGGAGAGCAAATGGCAAAAGAAGATTCATATCGAAAGAAGGCGTATTATTCAAGACAGCAGTCCAAGCCATCTGCTTTAGAGACAAAGTGGGATCTTTTGGCGATGCTCGCCTTTCTGTTAATATTTATATTCATCCTAGAAGTAGGCGTATATTTGATCTCGATAATTGCTTGAAGGCTATTTTAGATGCATTGATGTCAGCGGGTGTGTATGATGACGATTCACAAATAGATATGTTATCAATTGCACGCAGTACACCTAAACCAGGAGGATCAGCAGTAGTGACTATTAGCGAATATGGAACTAAAGGATAAGTATGTACATGCAGAACCTAGTCCACTTGGTGATAGATTCTGTTCAACATGCTACCAATACAAGTTTAGTGTCAATGGTAAATGGAAGATTGCAGCACATGGTAAGAATCGCAGATGGATATGCGAAGAATGTATGACGAAAAAAGTAAAACCCACGCCAATTAAATAAAGGAGAATATAATGGCAGAACAAAAACCACGCAAACCAGGAACAGGTGTAGCGTTTATTAATGAGAATAAAAAAGAAGATTGGCATGCAGACTTCACTGGTGAATTTGCAGACCATGATGGCAATTTATTTTACCTAAATGTTTCTAAGAAACTTAGTGGCCACTCTGGTATTGAATATATTGCTGTATCTTTAGGTAAACCAAAAGCACCAAAGGCTGCTCCAGCTAATGCAGCAAAGCCAACTTTTGATGACATTCCTGACGATTTACCATTTTAATGGATGAAGTCAAAAAGAAAAATCCAATCCCTTCTCTTGCTGGCTATGGTGGTGTCCGTAGCTTGCAAAAGAAACTTGAGCGTTCGACTACGCTTCAGCAGAATCGTGAAGCTGTTAGTTATTCTCTCTTATGTTTGGCGAATACAAAGCTTACTGATATTATGGAATGGGATGAGCAAGGTAATATTAAAGTTAAACCAAGTAAGGATATACCAGACCATGCTCTACAGGCCATTAAGTCCATTAAGTCGAATACTAAAGTTGATAAGGAAGGCAATAGTTATACGACTTTGGACATTGAGTTGTGGGATAAAGTTGGCGTATTAAGGCTATTGGCAAAAGCATCTGGCTTATTAGATAATCCAGAAGAATCCGATAAACCAAGCGTATTAGGTATTAACATACGCGCACCAGAGATTATAGATAATGGCGAAACCACAGGACCAGATAACAAAGATACTGAATGAGCGTCAAGCAACACATGGGGATTATTTATCTAAATGTGTTTTCATTCAAACGACCAAAGAAGCCATGAGGAGTGAAAACGGAAATTGGTATAGATTAGATTCAGATATGCAAGAATCATTAGATATGGTGGTACATAAGATTAGTCGTATTCTTTATGGAGATCCATATCATACTGATAACTGGTTAGACATAGCTGGTTATATTATGTTAGTTGGCAATCGTTTAAAACTTGAGGAGGAATTTAATGAGCGCACCAAATAATTTAGAAGATCGTATACAAAAGTTACGAGATGCTTATGCATTGAATAACATTTACCAAACGGAGTCATTGCAGATTATTGATGCATTACAAGCACAGATCAATGTGCTTAATCAATTGTTAGCTTTAGAAATTAAAGATATAGATGGCTAATAAAAAGGAAGTATCTCAGAAGTCCCTTCATGGACCTGGGATTGACTTAGACTTTTCTACAGCACCAACTACATGGAGCTTCTTACAGTCAGATGCATTCGTGCGTGGACTGATGGGACCTGTAGGTTCTGGTAAATCCTATGCATGTGCCGCAGAGATTATGATGCGAGCAGTTAGACAAAAGCCATCACCTATTGATGGTATTCGTTATACACGATTTGTCATTGTACGTAACTCATATCCTGAATTAAAAACTACAACGATTAAAACATGGCAAGATTTATTTCCAGAAAACACTTTTGGTCCGATGCTATATACTCCTCCTATTACTCATCACATCAGACTCCCATCAAGAGGTGATGCTGCGGGGATTGATTGTGAAGTAATTTTTTTAGCATTGGATCAACCTAAAGATGTACGTAAATTACTATCACTTGAACTAACAGGAGCGTGGGTAAATGAAGCTCGTGAACTTCCTAAAGCAGTTATTGACGGACTTACTCATCGTGTGGGTCGATATCCGACACAACGTGATGGTGGACCTACCTGGCATGGTGTGTGGATGGATACTAATCCAATGGATGATGACCACTGGTGGTTTAAACTAGCAGAGAAAACAAAACTCACTGGCAAGTATGCTTGGGATTTCTTTAAACAACCTGGTGGTGTCACAGAAGTAGATCCAGGAAACTTACCAGAGAATCCAGAAGCTAACGATCATATATTTTCTGGTGGTCGTTGGTGGAAGATTAATCCTAAAGCTGAAAACGTAAGTAACTTACCAGCGGGTTATTACATGCAGATGTTAGGTGGTAAGAACTTAGACTGGATTAAGTGTTATGCCGAAGGTAAGTATACCTATGTTCAAGAAGGTAGACCCGTATGGCCAGAGTATGACGATAGTTCTATGAGTGGTGAAGTCGATTATGATCCTGAGCTAGAAAGATTTGGTCAGCAGTTATTAGCAGAACTCAATGCTCGCTACCCTAAAGCACAGATTATGATGTGGGGTGACCCAGCGGGTATGCAACGAGATGCGATTTATGAGGTTACTGCATTTGATTATCTTAGAACATTAGGCTTACGCGCACAACCTACACCATCGAATGACTTTAAAGTAAGACGAGAAGCAGCAGCCGCACCTATGCAAAGACTTATTGCTGGTAAACCTGGTCTTATGATTGCAACTAAATGCAAAATGATACGCAAATCATTGGCGGGTGGCTATCATTTCAAGCGTGTAGCTGTCGGTGCTGGTCAAGAACGATTTAAAGATGCACCTAACAAGAACGAACACTCTCACGTAGGCGATGCCTTTGGATACTTACTTCTTGGTGGTGGCGAACATAAGAGATTAACTAAGAGTCCATTGTCTGCATCAACTATTATTGCTCAAACTATAGCTAAGTCTGACTTTAATGTTTTCGACTGATTACTCTACTATACTAAAACACATGCCACCCGTCAAAGGTGGCTATTTTTTGCCATACATGCAACATCATTTAGATGAATTAGATTGTGTAGAAATGAAAACTCAGAAAGCAATTACTGTTAGTGAGTTTAAATATATGATAAATCATCAAGCAGAGTGTGGTCCAACCATTACAGCATTCCTTTATGGTAAGCCAGTCGCTGTATTTGGGGCTACAATGCTATGGAAAGGTGTTGCAGAGTTCTGGTCTTTACTATCAGAGCAATCTCGTAGATATCCAATAGCTATGACAAAAGCGGGATTAACATTTATTGATATCGTTGAGATATTATTTCACTTGCACAGAGTCCAAATAACTGTTAAAACCTCAGATACTCGTGCTATGTCCTGGGCTAAGGCGTTATATTTTGTACCAGAATGCAATATGCTACGTTATAGCGCAGATAAAGACGATTATACATTACTTAGGAGACAATAATGGGCGGATTATTCGGCGGTGGTAAGCCAGATACGTCAGCAGCCGAAGCTCAAATTAGGGCGCAGCAAGCTGAAACAGACAGATTAAGAGCGCAAGCAGAACAAGATAAAGTTAAACTTGCAGAAGATTTAGCAGCAAAACGTATAGCTCGCCAACGTGGCGGAGCAAGAGCATTATTAGCAGAAGAACGTCTTAACCCAGAAACTGGTGTAGAGACTTTAGGTTCTTCAGGAATGGTAGGTTAATCATGGGCGGAAAATCAAGACCATCAGCACCACCACCAGCTCCACCACCACCACCACCAAAGCCAGTTGATGTAGCGCCAGCTAGAGTAGAAGCTGAAAAAGCTGCATCATTTAAAAGAGCTAGACGTGGTAGATCAGCTGGACTTATGTCATCTACAGCATCAGAGACATTAGGAACAGATACAACTTTAGGAGCATCATAATGAAAAAAGATAAGATGCAAGCTAAGGTTAAAAAAGTTATGCGTGAATACAAAGCTGGTTCTTTACATTCAGGCAAAGGTGGTAAGGTAGTTAAATCACAAAAGCAAGCTGTAGCTATTGCAATGTCAGAAGCTGGCATGGCTAAAAAATCTAAAGGGTATTAATATGAAAGAAGTTTGGGATAAGGAAAGACCTAAAGAATTAGGTAAGTCTAAAAAACTAACGCCTATGCAAAAATCAGTAGCAAAGCAAATGGCTAAGAAAGCTGGCAGACCTTATCCTAATCTTGTAGATAACATGAGGGCATCTAATAAATGAAAGCAGAAATTTCAATTGAGTTAGAAGCAGAAGATCTTAAAGATAAAAAGTTATCAGCTTATGTAATGAAGTTGTTAGCAAAGGCAATAGTTATATTGCTAGTTCTGATAGACCATTTCCTGTAGTAGATGTAAATCATTTACGTCTGCATGAAGGTCGTGCATATTATATATATAAAATGTATCCATATGCTTCTGGACTTGCAGCGGGAGCAAGTATAAATATTGCTATAGCTTTTCCAGCTGGTATTTTGCCACACATGGTATTTCAATATGAAAGCCCAGGAGAGTCTGAGTTTTATTTGTATGAAGCACCTACTACAAGCAGTGGAACAGCTATGACAATATATAGACGCAATAGAAATATATTAACAGAAAGTTCTGGAGCTGCTGTATTAAATCCTACTGTGTCATCTGTTGGAACAGAAATATTTTCTGAGTTTATTCCAGCGGGTAATAAAGGCGGTGGCAGTGCAACATATAGTTTTGAGTATGTATTAAAACCATTAACAACTTATTTATTAAGATTAACTAATGTAAACTCTCAGGCACATCCATCAAACCTAAGAGTAGAATGGTATGAATAATGACTTTAAAGAAATATCAGAATCCTAAAGGTGGATTAAATGAGGCTGGCAGAAAACACTTTGAAAGCAAAGAGGGTGGTAACTTACAGTCTCCAGTCAAGAGTGGTACAAATCCTAGGCGCGTGTCTTTTGCTGCTCGTTTTGGTGGAATGGATGGTCCGTTAGTAGATGACAAGGGTAGACCAACCAGATTAAAGTTAGCATTAAAAGCATGGGGATTTGGTAGTAAAGAAGCAGCAAGAAATTTTGCAAATAAAAATAAGAAAGATTAATTATGGCAGAGATGATGAGATTATCCGCTGAAGATGTTTTAAAAAGACATGATAAAGCGCTAACAAAAAAAGAAGATTTTAGATCTTTATACGAAGAATGTTATGAGTTTGCATTGCCACAACGTAATCTTTATGACGGATATTACGAAGGTAAAGTAGGCGGTCAAAAGAAAATGAATCGTGTGTTTGATTCTACAGCCATTAATTCTACACAACGCTTTGCTAATCGTATGCAATCTGGCATATTCCCACCACAACGTAAGTGGTGCAGACTTGAACCAGGACCAGATATTCCTGAAGATCGCAAAGAAGAAGCACAAGCAGCATTAGATATTTACTCAGATAAACTATTTGCATCATTAAAGCAATCAAACTTTGATATTGCTATTGGTGAGTTCTTGCTTGATCTATCTGTAGGTACTGCTGTGATGATGGTACAACCAGGTGATGACATTAATCCACTTAACTTCATTCCTGTGCCACAATTCTTAGTATCATTTGAAGAAGGTGCTAATGGTCAAGTAGACAATGTATATAGACGTATGCGCCTTAAAGGCGAGTCTATTATGCGTCAATGGCCAGAT